TATAAGAAACCTTGCCCAAAATCTAAGTTTCATAAGCTGTATATGTGGGTCGTCCTTTGGTTTCCCACCATTCTTTATAGTTGTTTTTTCTGTAACTGTTTCCATTACTTTCTACTTGTAATCTCTTTAATTGCTTGTGTATTGGCTTCCAATGCCAGCTTGATCTGAAGAATAGCATCTGAGGATCTCTCAATCATATCCAAGAGTCTACTATCGTGCTCTTCGTCCTTTTTCCAGAACTCTTCTCGTTCTTTTTTTGCTAGTTCACTCTGATACCTAATGAACCAAAATGCGGCTATGATGACACAGGCTGGTATGCCTAAGTCCATAACCATTTGATATAGTGTGCTTACTTCTGGCATAACTTCTGTTGCTTGTGTTGGATAGTTATAATATTGATCCGCTGGATTAGGATGATGTCCACTCATGTTGGCTTCGGATATTTATCTTTTACTGATTTGATTTTAGCTTTCCACCCATCCATATCGTGGTAAATCTGGTCTAATTGCTCAGGAATTGGGTCGTAGGCTACGGCTCGATCACGTTGGTATTTTAAAGACTCCCACTTTTTATCTAATTCTTTTTTTTTGGATTCTATTTCTGATTGATTTGGAACAGTTTTGTCATCCCAATTTTCAAAATTATAGGAACCATCCAAATTTTCTTTATAAGGAACACCAAAACTTGCCAGCCATTTGTAAAATAATTCATTCATAATTCATTTCCACTTATATTTTTACAAACTCATACCACAAAAATCTTTTTGCATAAGTAGTATTCGCAAACCATTGAACATTGCCTCTTGAATCCTTAGATTGAACCGCTGGTCTAAAGTAGTAATTTACTGAACTTCCTGTTGTGTTTGATACTTCTACCCTTGTATATGTTTGTGATTGTTTTGAGGTACTACTTGCAAAATTACTTCGGACAACTGAACCATCAGTTTCATTGGAAAATGTTGAACCAGTTTTATAATTTATTGCTGGCCCAAAGTAAGCGTTATTATCTAAAGAAAATTGACCACCTGTTGCGTATATATTCATTCTGTAACCAGTTGCTAATGCAATCGGCCCCTGAATAGTTCCAAAACCTATAAACAAATTACTGGCATCAGTGTCTACATCACCTGAATCTGTGGAATCTTCGATGACTGCGCTTCTAAATGTCATCATTCCAGACGGAAAAGTCGTGTTAGAACCTAACGTAATCGTAGGATTATTTTGATTAACTGTGATCTGACCATCTGATGCTATTGTTAACCCAGTATTACTTCCTGTGTTACTTTTAATAACACCAGCATTAAGCGTATTATTCCCAGAACCATCGGTACTCAAAACAGTGTTCTGGGTTCCTGTTTTGTTTTTTATAGTATCTACTTCGATTATTGAAGGCATTGTGGTTACTCTGGTTTCGGATTGTCTGTTTTTACTTTGTTTACTGCTTTGTACCACTCTCCTGTTTTATCTCCTTTACCAGCAGTCATGTCATGATACAGTAGATCTAATTGTTCTTTTATCTCTGGGTAACTGGTAGCTCGGTCACGTTGGTATTTTTTAGCATCGTAGTCTGCTTGGAGTTCTTTACGTTTCGCATCTATTTCTTTTTGAGAAGGTAAAGTTTTTCCTTCAGGTAAGATCCATTCATCTCCTGCTTTAGCACACCCTCCTATTAAAGCAGTAACTACATAAACATCACCTACAATATAA